GTACATAAGAAGTGCGATGGGCTTCAGAAAACCAGCACATGTAGTTTATGACCAAATGAGCCTATCCGACGAGGCTGCCGAGAAGAACCTATTAATACAACTTGCTGATAGAGACATTATCTCTAATGAGACAGTGCTAGAACGCTTCAAGGAAATTCCAAAGGTTGAAAAGGTAAGACTAAAAAGAGAACAACAAGATCGCGAACAGGAAAAGTTACCACCAAAGTCTAGCCCATTCCACAATCCTACGCACGATCAGGATATGGAAAAAATAGAGAAACAAGGCAAAATAAACGAAAAACTGGCTGACAAAAAGCAGCCAACTGTTCAAAACGGAAGACCTCCGATGAAAAAAGACGAGGGACCAAGGAAACGTAGAACTGAAACCCCAAGATCAAAACCTGGAGTCGCCAGCATCATATCCTGGGCAAGCTCAGCTTATGATACCTTATCTGTTCTATCCACTGGTTACCTAGCTCATGTTGGTAAATCTAATCTAAGGCAACTCACAAAAGCTCAAGCCAACGAACTAGAGACTATCAAGATTAAAACTCTATTCAACATAACCCCCATGAGCAAGATAACAAACGAGGACATTCACACCGCACTTTCATCAACACAGCCGATACCGCAAGAGTTCACTCAAAGAATGCTAGACCTCAATATTACCGCTGAAAATAGGCACCTAGACGAATACAGAAAAGAAATACTAGCACTCTATACGGAATATTTGATAGAGAATTTTGAGCAAAATTAGCGTTTTTATGTAAAAAAAAATTTTTTGTGTATAATCAGACGAGGTAAAAATGACCATTAAAATTTATGAACAAGAAATACAAGATGGCGTTGCTGAGGCCGTAAAAGCCTCTGCCAGTATAGTATATGCGTCGGAGATATCTCTACGTAGTGCCGAAGACATTAAAAAAACTTGGCAAGTAGATTTTCCGATAAAGCCCCACAACGAAGAATTACTAAAATCACTGGCTGAAAATCAAGATCAAAAAGACTTATACTATCTTGAGTCAGTTTTAGTATCAACCGGCTGGAATAAGAACGATGACGTTTTTCTTCCTGAGGCAACCTGGGCAGCAAGAAAGACGCCAGAAGACAAGCAGTTCAACTTTATGCACGATGAAAATGACATCATCGGACATATAACTGGCAGCTATGTCTTAACTAAAGACGGCCAGGCTTTATCTTCAGATCAAGAAACCGCACCTGAAGAGTTTGATATTATCACTCAGGCGGTTTTGTACAATAGTTGGTCAGAAGAAAAAAATAGAGACAGAATGTCAAAAATAATTGCCGAGATACAAGAAGGCAAATGGTATGTCTCTATGGAATGCCTTTTTTCTGGCTTTGATTACGCATTGATTGATGAAAAAGGGCAAGCAAAAATACTAACGCGGGATGAGAGTTCTGCGTTTTTAACTAAGCACCTAAGATCATACGGCGGATCTGGTGAATATCAGAACCACAAAATAGGTAGAGCCTTAACTAATATTTCGTTCTCTGGAAAAGGTCTTGTCTCAAAACCAGCCAACCCAAGAAGCGTTATACTAAATAGCACCAAGGCTAATGTTGATTTTAAACCCAGTTCTAAACTTTCAATAGGAGAAACAAGTATGTCTAATGATAACAGCAGCTATAAGGTAGAGCTAGAAGAAACTAGACAACTTCTAAAAGCCGCCCAAGCAGAAGTAGAAACTGTGCGTGCTCAAATCGCACAAGCGAAAGACAAAGAATTCGAAGACAAGATTGCGGCTTACGAATCTAAAATTGAGTCCAACAAGGCTAGTATCGAAGATTTAAACGAACTAGTAAAGTCTAGCCAAGCTAAAGTTGCTGAACTTGAAGACGCACTTGCTGCATCCAAGGACGCACTAGCCAAGGCCATGAAAGAAATGGACGACATGAAGAAGAAAGAAAAGATGCAAAAGCGTAAGGCTTCATTGCTAGAAGCTGGCCTAGAAGAGGATGAAGTTGATTCTACCCTCGCTTCACTAGAAGCTTTAGACGACGAAGCGTTTGAAGCTTTGGCCGGAATGATGAAGAAGAAGGCCGCTAAGAAGTATGAAGACATGAAGAAAATGAAAGAAATGAAAGACGACAAGTCTGGTGCCGACCTAAACCAATCAGATATGAATATCGATAGCTCAGATGCTTCACTAGTCATTCCTGAAGATCAGCCTCAAGACGAATTAGCTAAAACTCAAGCTTCCATTTCAAATTGGTTCGAAACACAAGTCCTTAATAAGTAAGATAAAGGAGAATAAACATGGCCCTTAAAGCAGATAGATACGAAGAGTCAACTGACATCAGCTACTTTTACGTAGCCGGTACCGGCACTAGAGGCGGCGTTGTATGTCTTGATCTTTTGAGTGCATCTGGTGCATCACTAGACCAGGGCGATAATACCGTCGCCTACAAGGTTGCTGGTAACACCGATGTCCCAGTCGGGATTTTGTTGAACGACGTTGTTGACAAAGATCTCACAAGAACCCACATCAACTTCTACAAAGATGAAGTACAAAAGGGTGGTAAGGTTACCGTTTTGACCCGTGGGTGGGTTGTTACCAATAACATTGACGGCACCCCAACTCCAGGTAAGGTTGCTTACGCTTCCGACGTAGTTGCCGGTAACTTGTCAACTGAAACTGGTAACGCCGCACGATCTGGCAATCTCCCCGTTGGCAGATTCATGTCAGCCAAAGACGCAGATGGCTATGCTAAAGTGTATATCAATCTTCCAGGTCACGGCTGAATATAAGCCATAATATAAAAGGAGATATTTCAAATGTCAACAGATAAAAGACCAAGTCCTGAATTTATCAATCTCTTGAAGAGAACTGGTAATGTCGACGAGCTAGTAGCAAATTCCGCACAGCGACAATTTGCAAAGGCTTTGGAGCTTCCGCTACGCCAAGGCGTTCTAGTCGGCAATATCCTCGGCGACATCTTCGAGCAGATGGACGTTGAACCCGGTGCTTCAACTGAATATCCTTTGGATATGATTTCACCCGGCCTAGAGGGCGAGCACGTTGCTTATACCAACCCTGGCCATGGTCGTATTCCAGAGCGAGCGGTCGAAAGTGATTACGTCATGATCCCGACCTACAGCATCACTAGCTCAATCGATTATTTGCTTCGATATGCCCGTGAGGCTCGCTGGGATGTTGCTGCACGTGCCGCTCAAGTTATGCAAGCTGGCTTCGTCAAGAAGATGAACGATGACGGCTGGCACACTCTATTGGCCGCTGGTGTTGATCGTAACATCCTCGTTTATGACGGCGATGCGACCGCAGGCTTGTTTACCAAGCGTTTAGTATCTTTGATGCAAACCTTTATGCGTCGAAATGCTGGCGGTAACACTGGCTCAGCAAACCGTGGTCGTTTGACTGACCTTTACGTTTCCCCAGAGGCACTAGAAGATGTGCGTAACTGGGGTCTAGATCAGATCGACGAAGTAACTCGTCGTGAGATCTACAATGCATCAGAGGGCGGTGCTCCTATTACCCGCATCTTTGGTGTCAACTTGCATGACCTAGATGAACTTGGTGAAGGCCAAGAGTATCAAAACTTCTTCACCAATGGTTTGGGCGGTGCCGTCGAAGCTTCAGATCTAGAGCTAGTTGTTGGTCTAGATCAAGGCTCAAGAGACAGCTTCATCATGCCAATGAAGGAGCAATTGCAAGTATTCGAAGATCGTGCCCTACACAGAAGCCAGCGAGTCGGCTATTATGGCTGGATGGAACTAGGCTTTGGCGTCTTGGACAATCGTCGAATCATGCTTGGCTCATTCTAGTCCGCAAGGAACTACGTCAACAAGAAACCCACCCAGAAACGGGTGGGTTTTTTTGTATGTAGTTGTGTATAATAATGTGTAATTGACACTCTACACTAACATTCACTTAGGAATCTAAGGGGACATAACATAATGACCGCTTTATCTGACTATATGGAATCCGGACTTCTTCATCATGTCTTTAGGGGTATTTCATTTCCAAAACCTTCAAACGTATCAATTGCGTTGTGTAGCGGCGTTCCAGCTGATTCTGATAACGGCTCCAGTATCCCAGAGCTACCACTGGAAATAAATGGATCTGGTACAGGGTATTCTAGATACAGCATTGGAGACCCCGCAGTAAGTGGAAATGCGTTTTGGAACTACGCTTCAGATGACCACGCCGCTGGTAGTGGGTTAATTAAAAATTCATCTACCTTACTTTTAGGAACCGCACTTTTAGATTGGGGTTGGGTTTCTGGAATTGCCCTACTGGATTCGCCAGACCATGGCTCCGGCAATTTACTAATGTATGCTGAATTAGGGCAACCAAGAATAATCTACCAAGGCGACTCACCAAAATTTGATTCTGCTACTCTACAAATAAAGTTCAAATAAGGAGTAGCTTATGTTATTAAGCAGGTCGGAATATCTCTCATTAATTGAGTCATTATTACCCGACAACTCAACACAAGAAATTTCACCACTAGATTTACGTACCGCGTTAATCAATCTAGCTGATTCAGTATCGTCGTTTCTAGTTGGAACCTCGATAAATTCACTTAATTTTGCTACTCCTGATACTAGAACAACAAAAGCTGGAGACATGGCACTTAGCAACATGTTTTTGGCTGGAAGATCTAGTATCGATAATTCTGCTTTTGGCTATGCGTCTTTAAGAAACAATTATAACGGATATTATAATACTGCCGTTGGTTCTTATGCACTTAGCTGCAACCTTTACGGCAGTGGAAATACAGCCGTTGGCTATCAAGCGTTAGCAGGCAATGTTACCGGAAACGCAAACGTTGGCATAGGAAATTACTCATTAAATAATAACAGAAGAGGAAGCTATAATATTGCCATAGGTCACGGTGCGGGATGGTACCTTGGCCCAGAAGATGACTATACTTTCTCTCTTGGTTCAATTATAATCTCCTCTGGAGAAATGTGCCCAAGCGGTGAATACGGGACAACCGGTCAGGTACCGCTCATGTACGGAAACCTAAAAGCCGGTGAACATAAATTAGCTATAGGTTCTAATCAATTACACAACTATGGTATGCTTCAGGTTTCTGGTGATATATCACCATCTCTACCATATTCTTTTAATCTTGGTAGATCTGAATACCCGTGGTCTTCTATAAATGAAGAAATTATATTCTCTGGTGGTAAGGTCGGAATTGGCGGTAGCCCGTCTGGTCTAGCTGATGCTAAAATGACTGTATATGGAGATATAGTTCCTAGCATCTCTAAGAGATACTCGCTTGGCGACCCAACTTTACTATGGGACGCTTATCTAAATGACGTTATAGTTAGCGGAAATATCACCGTAAATGATATAGAATACAACACAATAACTCAATGCCTATAC